CGCGTTGGGTAAATTCATTTTTTAGGTACTGAAGTAGAACGAAGGGTTCTGCATCAATTTCTACGCTCTCAATTGCATATAGCTTTTCAAGAGTCGGCCCATCACGAGTAGCTAACTTAAGTTCTTCCATGCTCGGTAGACTATGAAAAGTTTCACAGTGCTTGTCAATACTTGAAAATATACTGTGATACTCACTGGGCAAGTAGTGCTTACGCACGTAACTCCAGGTCTCAAAGTCCTGCAGCAAAAGTACTTGCTTTATGAGCGCACTAGATACGTTCAATTATTTCTCCCCGAACATGAAAAAACAACCGTAACGACCCCGCTACGGTTGTCATAGAAAAATTACTGATTACTCAGCAGCTTTTTCTTTCTTTGCAGCTCCGTCATAGTCAGAGGCAACAAGGCCACGACGAGTCAGCATAGTTTTGACACCACGGGCAGTTTTGCCAATGGTTTCTGCAATGGCTTCAACAGTCATAGCAGAAATGTCACCCAGCTCTTCAAGAGGATCTACCCTAGAAGAACCTTTGGTGGTTTCTTGACGCGGAATCGCATCAATGTCACCAGAACGAAGCAGGCTAAGAGCCTTACCACGAATGCTGTTTACTGTACGGTTCAGAGCGTCAGCGATTTGCTCAACAAATGCGCCATCATTTACCATCTTGACAAATGTTGCTTCTTCTGCGTCAGTATATGACTTAACTGTCTCTACCTTAGGAGTGGGCTTAACGTGGGCCGTCAGCTCCATAGACAGAATTTTACCTTGAATAGACTTAGCTGAAAAAGCTCCGCCTTCAAAGTGCTCAGCGATTTGAGCATAGGTGTACTCGCCACTATTGTCAGAGACAAAAGCAGAAAGAGTAGCCTCTTGCTCGGGGCTGAAAGACTTGGATGCGCGAGTAGAAGCGAGTTCTACATCGTAACCCATTTTACGCAGCTTGCTAGAAACTGAACGAGTGGAGGTCTCCAAACGGTCAGCAGCTTCAGCTACAGTTTCTTGTGATACGGGCGACTCGTCACCAACCATTGAAGTCAGTTGTGCAGTACGCTCGTCAGTCCACTTAGGAAGTGCCATATTATTCTCCTAGAAATTCTAATATGTTTGTTATGATAATTACGCCAGAGTCTCTGGCTTGTTTAGTTTTAGCGGATTCAATACCGCTCTCATTTATTAAATGAGTTACATCTTTCGTAAGGCTACTTTTTACAACATAGCCAGCTTTCTCTAGTTGAGATGCGGCGTCAGCCTTTGTACGAAAAGAGGTAAGTTTTCCACTAATACATACAACTCCTTGCCTTACTGAACTCTGTTGCTTTTTTACAAAGCTCAAGTTCAATGGAAGATTACAAAAAAAGTATAAAATACTCTCGCCATAACCTTCAATCCAAGACATTAGGTTTTCTGTAGCCTTTGGCCCAAGTCCTGCTTTCGTGCAACTGTCCATATCTATATCAAGAATATTATCTACTACTGTAGACAGTTTTTCCGTAGCGGTCTTGCCAATAAGCGGGATACCCAATGCTGGTAAAACAAAATTAGCGGGGGCTTGCTTTGAATTCTGAATTTCAGCGAACAACCTACTTGCTAGTTTTTCAGAAGAAAGGGCTGCCGCAATATCTTCCTTTTCAAGAAGATAAATCTCTGTTATATCAGACAAGTCGAGTTTCTCGATTGCGGCAGGGCCAAGACCTTTAATTTTCATGGTCTTAGCAAAGTGTTCAACAGCTTTACTGTTTTTTGCAGAACAAGCTACATTTCGACAGTAAAGAATGTTGTTGACCCACTCAAGGACAAAATTGCAGCTAGGGCAATGTGTTGGTGCTTGAATACTTGTCATACACTTTTCCCAAAAGTTGAAAGTATATTATACGAGATGCGAGTAAAAATGTCAAGAATTATTTTTTTGAAGGTGTCCATTCAATCAATCCTACGCAAAATACGAGGAATAATTTCTCCACTACGGATAACTTCCACTTGACAGCCAAGTTCTAAATTGAGTGCTTCAATATATTGAATATTGTGCAAAGTAGCACGAGATACAACTGCACCACCTATTTCTACGGGGTCAAATATTCCCACCGGAGAAACAGTTCCAGACTTGCCAACCTGCCATTCCACCTCTCTCAATGTGGTTACGAGTCCTTTCGCTTGCTCCTTGAGAGCAAAAGCACCACGAGGATGATGAGAAGTGTATCCTTGGGCAAGGAAATCTTCAGTATTATTAATTCGATATACTACTCCATCCGTAGGATAGGTAGGATACTTTGACAATTTATTTACTACATGAAACCCGGAATCAAAAAGAGCTGACATAGAATCAGTCCAAGTGTCCCAGGTCATTCCTTCTACCCCATAAGCAACAAAACTTACGGGACGAGTAGAAAATTCTTCCAAACTCTTTAGGTTAAGAGACCCCGCTGCGACATTGCGTGCATTAGGAATTTCTGACGGGCATACTACCTCGCCAGTAATTTGGAGGATTTTAGTATAAGGTATACGTTCAGGTACTAGCATTGCTAGTTTCGCTGTAATATCTTTACCTATTTTACCGTCGCCTCGGGTTAGACCCAGTTTAAGCGTGCCGTTAATATATAGCAAAGATACTGCGGCTCCATCGAGCTTCGGAGAAGCTACGGCGGATTCAATCGGAAAAGGGGCTTCTGCTAAGTCAAAGCATTTCTGCAAAGACCACATAGGCCAATAATGTTCGATACCATCAGTTACTTTGTGACCAACTTGGTCATTACCAAAGTGTGCAAAAAGCACATCATACTCAGCATCCGAGATAATCGGAAAACCTGCATAATATGCTGCACTTGCTTCTTCAAGGAAATCGCGCATAAACCATTCTCCACAATTGAAAGGATATTATACGGAAAAATAAAGAAAAAGTCAAGAACTATTTTTAATCTTCCAGGTAGAGTACATCTAATTGTTCTTTGAAATGCTCTTCAAGAATTTCTTTACTTTCTGCTAGGGAAAGTATTTCTATTAAACCTGAGAAAAGTTCTCTACTATTATTAAAATCTAGAGGCAAAGAGACTCCTTCGGCACTCGGAAGCCAATCTTCCTCGAAGCCAAGATAGTATTTTCTTAAACTTAAATATTCAATTCCTCTAAAGGTATTTACTGTCAGACGATATTGTACTTCTTTTACTTCATCATAGTGTATGATTTTTTCATACAAATCCTGGGATTCATACAGTTCCATACTACACCTCGTTTCTTAGAATCGAAGCTAAAGGAACTACACTTGTCACATTGGCAGGCTTTAAAAGCCTATATGAGTCTGTATCCCAACAAAAAGTAAGTAGAGTATCCTCTGACTCTTTTGCTCTATTCTTCTTCTTTTTTATATAGGGGGTACTGAAGTCTAGCGTGCATACATTATATTTTAGTTTATTAGATTTTTCACTGCGATAAGTGATCACCGCATCGCCATATTCACGGATAAGATTTGCTAAATCTTCTTTTTTCATTAGTACTCCTTTTCATAAGGTTAGCAAAATCTTTTACTGTCCAAACTGAAAAATTGTACTACAAATGTACGAAAACCTCCAGGCCAAAAGCCTGAAGGTTTCCGCCTTGCCTCTCTGTATCCCTAAGTAGCGTGGGCAAGATCCACTAAATAGGGGCTATTAACAAATTAAGCAGCGTTGTTAATAGCATTTATAACAGTACTGAAGTACTGTGCTGCTTTACCAGTCAGCTTGCTAACGATTTCTTCGTCAACACTCTGCCCAGCATCGCTGATGGCCGCTACTAGTGCATCTTGGGCTGCTGCCTTTGATACTCTGCCACCACCAGTGGCACCGCCGGAAGCTTTTGAGCCAGAGGCAGGATCCTTCTTAACGTAGACTCCAGCCTTGGTCAAAATCATACGAACACCGTTAGGTGATTCTTCGAGGTGCTCTGCGATTTCTTTGACGATTTCCATTGAAGTCTCAGGGGTAGGATTGCCATCTTCATACATTGCAACTGCCTGTGCCTTCTTTTCATCATCCCATGCCATATTTCTATTCCTTTTTCTTCGTTGTGTAATGGTAGCTCCCGGACAGTTGCCGGTGGCTGCTAGTTGTTGTCTATAAAATCTGTCTGACACTTTTATGCCTTCCTTGATTTTGAAAGTATATTATAACGAAAAATACCAATGTAAGTCAAGAACTATTTTTACTTACCCCCAAAGATATTTTTAAATACGTGATAGATCAACTCCGTATTTTTGCAGATGAGTAAGTTTTGCTAAGTCATAGGCTAAAGAATAAGCTTTATATCCCCCAGTACTTACTCGTGCCCACATCTCTTTATCATCATCAATATCTTCTACAACCCAGATAGAATAACACTTACTACCATACTTATCTTCATAATTTATATCCGAAAACCCTGGCTTCTCTGCTTGATAATTTATGGATAGTTCATGTTCTATAACTGCCGTAGTATGATGACGAGCAGACCAAACTATTTCTCCCTGTGCAAAGGTATCTGAGACGCACTCTTCTGGGATGTAATCGTATCCGGCTTTTTCTTCAACGGAGCTTGGTCGTTGTGGTACTCCGACTCTGTCCAAGATTGCTTTAACGAATCCGGACGAACGGTATAAACTTTTTGCGACTTCTGCAACGGATTCACCTCGTAAATACCCGGTAACTGCTTCAGCAATTTCTGCGTCTGTCGCTGCTTTTCCTCGATTCTGCGATTTACGAAGCTGTATATAGCTTTTTTGATCGTGGTAATCATCTATAATCCTCTGTAGTCTTGCCGTATTATAGGCTATATTAAGTAGTTCACAGGCTTCTTTTTTAGTTATCGCTTTTTGTTGCGACGAACTCGGAGGAGTCAACAGGTTGATTACTTTCTGAATATTCTCGTGGCTTAAGTTTTCGTACTCTTTCTTCTTGACCATTCTCTAACCTCTGTATCTCTCTGTTAATGTACCAAACTGCTTTCTTTAAGTCCTCTACTGCATCTTTCTTTAGACCGGCTCTCCAGATGTATTTTATTGCATTCCCCAAACAAAAGTTTAAATGTTCAGTAATTTGTATACACTCTACACCACTAGGATGAGCTTTATAATGTGGGGGATGATTTACATTATCCATTAGTCTATTCCTTTATTTACCCAGTCTATAAACTCTTCTTCGAACTGTTGGGCTACTTTTATTCTTTCAAAGCAGTATGTCCAAGCATAGATATGCGTCCAGGATTTAATTGCATATTGATGCTTTTCCAAATGAGTTTTACACCAGTCTTTTGCATGGTCTCTCAAGTCAGAATGTACAACTACTTCGTAGCCTGGCATCCATCTCCGTTTATAATCAAAAATCTCTTGAGGAGTCATTTCCAACATCCTTTGTAGTTTCTACACTATAATAAAAAGTAATACCTCCTCCTATGATAGGAAGCATCATTAGAGAACCAATACATAAAATAGTTATCATTACTCTTTCTCTAAACTTAACTTGTCTTTTAAACTCATAATATAAGCGGAAATTGAAAGTATAAGTATGGCAGCAGATTCACCTAATACTGTAGCCCATTCCATTTCTTTACTTTGCATTACAATCAGTCTGCACAAAGCAGTTGTTGCAATAATAATTGGAAGAGTAACAGGAATTCTATTGGTAGAATAAAAAGCTCCAACCATGCCTATAATTTCTACAAAAATAAATAGCATAAAAAGGTCGGAAAGCAAAATTTCTTTTGCCTCCCACATACCATACATATATTCTCCACTTGCAAGTAGAGTAAGTCCTCCAATACCTGCAAGCAATACTTTTTCACTGGCTACAGTTGACCAGTGCAATCCTTTGTTTAGCATTTAGTAAGGTCTCTCTAAAGGGTTCTCACTTTCATAGTAATCAGTTTCTTCGCAGTACCACGGGCCGCTGTCTGGTTCGCTGTACCACCACTTCTCTTCTAAAGCGTTAGGACATCTTACAGGATTCCCATTACTATATCCATCTCCAACTAGATATTCTCCACAGTTGGGACAAGCATCTATACTATTCCAATGTTCCATTAGTAGTGCTCTTCTTCGCCTAACGAAAGAATCAACTCTTTTTCGTCAAATAAGCTCTGTAACTCTTTGTCTCGCTCAAGTCCTGCCTGTTTATGAGCAATATGATACTCTTTACAAACTTTGTCAAAAGTATCCCACATATTTTGAAACTTAAGTTCGTACAAGTCTTTAATAGCTACTATATACTTATACATAACCTCAGCATCTGAAAGCTCAGACGTATTTATTATATGGCTTGCTACTAACCCCATATCATCTGTAACTTTCCAACAGTCTTGAATTTGTTGCTCTAAATCAAAAATTGAGTCACTCATTTCGCTGTAATCCTCTTCTCGTAGTCTGCAAGATCATCATCCCACCAACTGGGTTTGGGGGTCT